GATGTAATGACCAAGATGATATATATAATGTAAAATTTTTAGAAACAAATCTTACAGATAAAAATAAAAAAAAGAAATTAATACTTGATATTTTAAATAAGGATGATTTTATTCCAACAGATATAACAAGTACGAATAATATGTCTAATGATGTTACACCTCAGGTAATGAAGGAATTATTAGATTATATAAAAGATACGGAAAATAAAAATAAAACAATATTTGAACCTCTTGATCTTCAATCTCAACTAACAATCTCTCTTGCACAAGAATTAGACAATGGCAAACAAAAAAATTTTAAATATCATAAACTAAACAATTTTGGTTATATAATAGACAAAATTATTACACAAAAAACATATGCAAGTATTATAGTTGAAAATATCATAAAAAACTTATCCAATAATCCATTATTTAAAGAACAATTGACACAAAAACAAATAGATTCTATTGTCAAAATATTAAAAAATGAAGGAATTGGTGGTCTCACTGGTGCGATGACCACTATAAAATCTTCTGCACTGAATGGCGCTGTATCATTGGGAAATTGGATAGCACCGGATGTTCCCACTTATGATGACGATGGTAATGAAATGACACGCCGTAATGAACAAAAAATACATTTTTACTGGTACCCAAAAAGTCATAATAATTATAAAAAGGGAAGTAACGAATCCAGAGATGCAACCCAAAATACAAAATATGGTGATTTTATGATTATAATAGATCCAGAAACATTTGCCAATACTGGCGAATTCTTCAAGGAAAATTTTAATAGTGTAGAAGATGTATTAACTACCATGTTGAATGCATATCCACAAGAAGGTGAAGTGAAACGAACACCATATAAAATGCATCATTTCAATATAGTAGATAACACACCACAAAAAGATTATGAAGCCAAGAAAACCAGCTCTCCAGTTGCAACAATGTAATATTATATATTATTCAGATATCTTATTATGTTTATTTGTCATACGAAGAGTGCTATCCATTCATTCGATGGAACGACATTGAAAACAAATTTTTTTGTCGTTTTTCTTGCTCTTCTTTTTCTTGTTTTTTCATCAAAAATTGAATCAATTCTTTTTTTTCCAAATCTAACATTGCATTGGTATAATCGACCACTTTTTCTTCAATATCACTATAATCGTAGTATTGATTTACTGTAAGCGGTATTGTCATAAACCATTTATCTTTCTGTTGAAGCTGTTTCCAATAGATATCAATAGCATATTGTTTTTTCTTATCTTGATTTTTAATCAATAATTGCAATCCTTCTTTATAATTATTGATCAATGTATCATAATAATGTTGTTTTACGATATATCCTGTCGTCGTTTGAACATTCAAAATGCGAATACAAAAATCATTCAAATATTGAAATGGAGGACATGTATTCCCACCAACTACAAGTACATCCCATTCCAGCCCATTCTTATATAATTCATAAAACTTGGAAAGGTTTTCTAAAAAAATTTCCACATTCGTAAATTGAATATCATCTTCACAAATGAAAACAAATGGGTATCCTCGTTCTTTTGCTATTTCAATACATCGTATATGACTTAATGTACAGCCTATATTTCCAGAAATGGCTTTTATTGCATTAAACCGTTCGCTTGTATGCAGACCCAAATTTTTAAATTCGTTCAATACATGTTCTAGACGATCTGTGCGATAATCTAAATTAATGAATAATGCATTTTGTAATAATTCCATCCGTATAATAAATATAGGATACTATTTATTATACTGTTTATTATATTTTTTTTATTATTCATTCTCTTCCATAATTTGTTTTATGATTTGTATATTTGATTCTTGTGTACCTTTATTTGTACCGTTATTCGTACCTTCATTATGAACAATCAATGATTTTCCTTCTATAATAGATGATAATAATTGAAACATTTTGTTTATTTTTCCATCCATGTTCTCAATTTTTTCATGTAATTCTGTTATTCCTTCTTGAATTTTATCTGTATATTCAATAGTTGCATATTTATTTTTCATATGATTTACATTTTCAGTATTTGCAACTTCGTTACGACTATTATCAACATCAAGATCACGAATATATTCATTCGCTGATTCAAAACGAACATGTTTTTCTTGTGATGATTGAATCGCCTCTTTCGGTATATCTTCTAAAATAATAATACCCGTTTTTTTTTGTATTTGTTCTTTCACTTGTTCTTTGGGTGCATATTGTTGTATTTCTAGTTCTCGCATTTTTCTCTGGTTCTCAATTAATTCATTCATATTGGTAATTACATCGTCATCTAATTTTTCAGAAAAATCAATAGGATCCGGTTTTTTATTTTCAAACATTGCCCTGTATTGATTTTGTCTAATTTCATATTCCGTTTTTTGCGGTTCTAATGATGCTTCCAACCTTGTAAATGTCCCGCGATCTGATAAACCAGCACGATCTGAAAAACCACTGCGAACTGATAAAATATCACGCTCTTTTTTAATAGAAAGTTCTCGTAAACTTATTATCATTTCGGCTAAAGCTGTACGATTCAATTGATACAATTCATTTCTTGAAATATTCGTAGGCGTTTTCATATAAAATTCTTGAATAATACTTTTGAACCATTCTTCTTTTTTAGCATTTGAACCTTGCTGAAAAACCGCATTGCAAAGCGTCAATTTATTCACCATTTCCCATAATATATTTTGGTTTTCAGGATGTACAAATAGCGACATTATGATATAAAAAATATATAATAATATTTATATGAGTTTTATTTCATATTTTGATGATCTTTTTTCTCCAATTGAATTGCAACAAATAATAAATAATGAAACGGTTATTGAAAAACGACAACAACTAGGAGAAACCACAAAAATACGATTTTCCATTACCATACCCGAAGATATCCAAACAAAATTACAAATTTTAGGATTATCTGGTATTACAACTATTCCTATGATGTGGACATCCGCAGATAGTTTACCGCATGTGGATAGCGGCGAAGGCGAATTCCAAAATACTATTTTAGTATATGTATCTGACTCTTATGGTAATATTATAATTGATGGCAACTCCTATGAAATAAAGAAAAATCGCGCTTTCAAATTTCAAAAAGGTCTGCAACATTATACCGAAAATACTGGAAATGAACCCCGTTTACTAATAGGACCCCTCAATGAAAGTGGAAACCCTGTAGGAACAGGATTATATTATTTTGCAAATTACAATGATGTATTTCCTGAACCCAATTGGTCAAGTATTGTATATTCACCCGGTTATCCTGATTATTTTACTATATCTACGACTACGCAATTTCCAGATAATTCTTCTATTCCACCCCCTTATCCTGGTGCAACCTTATTGCAATGGGCTGGACAAAAAGGATTTACTGCAAATTATACAAATGTGGTATATAATCCAGGAGATACTTGGACACAAGATGCAAATACATTCTTGTATCCTGTTTGGTCACAACAACAAATCATGTGTTTCAAAGAAGGTACTAAAATCTTATGTTTAGATGGCGATACAGAAAAATATATTCCTATACAAAAATTACAAAAAGGTATCCTTGTAAAAACCTTATCAAGTGGTTATAAACCAATATGTATGATTGGTAATTCTAAAATCTATAATCCTGCAAATGATTTGAGATATAAAAACAGGTTATATATATGCAAAAAGACGAATTACCCAGAAATATTGAATGATTTGATTATTACAGGATGCCATTCTATTTTAGTACCATCTCTTACGGATTTCCAACGAGAACATATAGAAGATTTAATGGGAAAGATATATGTTACTGAAAACAGATATAGATTATTAGCATGTGCGGATGAACGCGCTGAACCATATAACGAAGAAGGCATATTTACTATATGGCATTTTGCATTAGAACATGAACATATTCGTGCGAACTATGGTGTTTATGCGAATGGGTTATTAGTAGAAACTAGTAGTAAACGAATGATGAGTGAATATTCTGGCATGGTTTTGCAAGGATAAACCGTTTACACCATTGCAGTTAGTAGAAGTGCAAGGGTCTAAAAAGTCAATTGAAAAAACGACGACATGACCGATTTATTTTTTTCTGCATATTCCATTGTTCGCAAATTGTCTTGATGTTTTTTCGCCAACATTGCTTTTTGAATAGCCGCTTCCTTCTCTGCTAACATTTGTTCTGCATATGTTTTTTCAATGGGCGTTAAATTTGCAGATCCTCGCTCTCTTTGTAATTGGTCCATTGATGTATATTTTTGTACTTTATCAAAATCTCGTTCGGATACTGCAAATACAGTTTGATCTTTATGCACTTTTCTTAAATCATCATATTTCAATTTACCAAAAGGATCGCAAGATACATATGCGGATGATTCGTCTTCATATAATTCGTTCCCTAAACTATATGTCATATTTTCTACACCTTTATATTTGGATAATGCAGATGATTTTTCTTTGATATGTTCCATTGCTCTTCCTAAACCACTAGTTGATTGAATCTCATCAAATTGATATAATGGATCGTTCTGTTTGAACCAATCATTGACAGAATCGTTGCGTTTTTTTACCATATTTGCTTCAAATAACTCATTGAATTTTTCTTGGAATTTTTGTGTTCCCATTTCTTTCATCGTTTTTCCAACTTGTTTGTATGTCGCTTTTTCAGGAGTTTCTGGTTCATATTTCATTTCATTATGTGGTACTTGTACATTGACTTTTTGTTTTTCATTGAAATAGTCTACAATAATATCAAACGCTTTTTTATAAAAAAGAAAATAATCTGGTGGTAATCTGCTTTTATCTGGATGCATTTTGAGAACCATTATTTTTGCTCGTTTCAATTCATTTATATCAAAATCATATGATAGTTTAAATAAATCTAAAATTTCTTTGAAGGAATACATTTTTAGGTTTAAATTATGTGAATTTCTTGATAGTGTACATTGTTTCATTATATGAATAATATATAATGCAAGTATTATTTTATTTATTATACAAAATAATAAATAAATAATTATATATAAAAATGTTTAAACAAATGACATTTACTAATATACAGAAAAAAATAGTTGAAAAGATGGAACCATTGACTATTCCTGATAATATTATTACAGAAATGACAAAAGAGACTTTTGCAGATCTGTTGAAAACAAATCAAGGTGCTTTAATTATAAAATTTGGTGCAGAATGGTGCGGTCCTTGTAAAAAGATTGATCCTTTAGTATATAAATGGATGGATAAAATAGTTAAACAGCCAAATATGACTTGTGCAATTATTGATATTGACGATAATTTTGAAATATATGCATTTTTGAAAAGTAAGAAGATGGTAAATGGAGTTCCTGTTATTCTTTGTTATAAAAAAGGTAATTTGACATGGATACCAGATCATACAATAGTTGGTGCGGACGAATCACAAATAAATATATTTTTTCAATTATGTTCACAGTATTCGATATAATATCATATAATAGATAATCAATAGTTACTTGCGTATGGTTGTTCTTTTCCTTTTATTATCTTTGTTTTCTTTTGAAAATGCATTTATTTTTTTATGAATTGTTTTTTTATTTTTTCTACCACCTATATTTTTATTTTCTTTTTCCTTTTCTTCTTCTTGTTTTTTTTGCATTTCATTTGTTGGTTCTTGTATTGGTTCTTGTATTGGTTCTTGTGTTGGTTCTTGTATTGGTTCTTGTGTTGGTTCTTGCATTGGTTCTTGCATTGGTTCTTGTATTGGTTCTTGTGTTGGTTCTTGTATTGGTTCTTGTGTTGGTTCTTGTATTGGTTCTTGTATTGGTTCTTGTATTGGTTCTTGTATTGGTTCTTGCGATTCAGTAATATTTTCCATAACATCGGGATTTTCTTTTATCGGTTCTTTTGATTCTTCAAATGTATTTATTGTATCTATAGGTGTTCCAATTCCATTATTCGTTTCATCTGTATCTGTAAATGTAACATATGCTAAAACCAATGTGGTAATACCAATCATTCCATAAGTAAATAATGGTATACCTTTGAAACTATATAATATTTTTTCAGCAGAACCATTTGTTGGCATAACTATTTATATTATAATTATATTTTTTATTATAATATAACACAACCTTTTACTTGAATGAAACGACAACTTTGATAATTTTACTGCGAATCGCAATAAAGATATATATATTTCACAGAAAAAATATATATACATTGTTTTTAGAGCTGAATAACATATATTTTGGTCGGTGTAATTATTTGCTTTGGAACAGTGCTATACACCATAACAATTACCAATCCGTTAATAAACCACCACTTTTTATTCTAAAAGCATGAATATCATTATAACTTAACTCATCGTGCAATATTTTATTCGTCTCATTATGATTTGCTACTTGATACGGACCACTTATATCTACCTTGTATAATTTTATTATTTTTTCTAAAACATCAAAATATTTACTTATTCGCAATAGTTGTTTATCTTCCATTGTACTGCTAATATTCGTATAATAATCTACATATTTTTCATCGTAACCTAAATGAATATTTTTGTGTATTTCTATATTAATATTTGTTTCTAACACATTATGATAATTCATTCTTTCCATATGTAACATTTCAATTATCGGTTTTCTTACATATGTAAAAAATATTTTTCCTTTGGATTTCAAATTTTTTTTATAGTGATTCTTTTGTAAATGCGTATATGAATATATATTATTATTAAAAAAGCATTTTGTGATAGTTATATTGATAAATAATAATATAAACTTTAGCATTATAATAGTATACTATATTTATTTTTATGTATTTTTTGTAATATAACCTTTGCACCTTTACAATGATGAAGATTTGAAATGGGACACGCCCCTGAAAGGGGGCGTTCCATTCAATTCATTTATCGATATATACATTATGTATTATACTTACTATATGATTTTACTACATAACCAACCAGTAAGTATATATTTATCATTAGATATTGGTATTTTTCCCCTATGTGGAAATGTCCATGATGCAGGGAATAATAATAAATTTCCACATTCAGGTTTTATAAAAATATCATCTAATAATTCTGTTTCACCACCGACTTCAACATCATTTAAATACCATAAAAATGTGAGTACTCTGTATCTATTATTATAAACATCAATAAAGGAATCATTATGATAATCATAAAATCCTTCATTTGCCTTGTATTTTTGTATATTGTAACTGTCTTCAAATAAATATTTCATATCTTTCAAAATGTTATATTTAAATATCGGTTTTGTTTTGTTGATATAGTCATTTATATGTTTTTGCAATTCGGTTTGTAATATATCATTTATTTTATTCCAACAAGATTCTTGATGAATCGGTATTGAAAAATCAGTCGTGTTTTTTTTATTCAAATTTACACCACCTACCATAGTTCCAATATGTTTTTTTTCTTCATTTTCAAAAAGATGAATAATTTCATCGCATAATTCTTTTGTTAATGATTTTTTTATATAAATCAAATTGTTCATAGTATATATACATTATACTATTTATATGGCTTATTACTACAAAAATCAAAATATTGACAATTTTTTACAAGGTACATCTAGTGGCACTATATATGATCATTATTTACCAAATTTTCCAGGAACAAATAGTTATTCAGATGTTGATGCGAATGCAGATGATCCAATATTACATCCATTGGACTTTGGTTATACATACGATACAGATTCAAAACTAGTAAGTAATATTAGATATGCTACTTATAGAGATTTTACTGTAACAGGTATTTTTAGTTATTTATACGCACCACCTGGCACTACACATATTTCTGCTATATTAATTGGCGGAGGTGGTGGTGGCGGTGGATCGGGAGGAGGATATAATCCACAATATGGATCCGATACTGCAGGGGCAGGTGGTGGTGGTGGTGCTTCCGGAACACAAGGTTTTGTATTTAAATATCCATATAGCAGTAATTTAAGAGTTTATGTAGGTGATGGAGGTGATGGAGGAAGTTGCGAATATAGACAAAATGGTGGTCCTGGAGAAAATGGGACTGCTACACAACTTTTAAAATATACGGGCTCGATCAATTATTCCATTTTGGCTGAAGCATATGGTGGTGATGGGGGTAGTGGTGGGAATAATGGAAACGCAAATAAAGATGGGGATGCGCCTGGTGCTGGTGGTGTTTTAGGAAATAATTTTACAAGTGATTATATATATACACCAAATGCAAGTTGTACTAAAAATATCAATGTAGCAGGAGACGCAGGTAAAACATGGTCAAACGCAAATAATAAGGCTGCTGGAGGTGGAGGCGGTTCTTTATCTCGTTTATTGAACAATAGCTCTAATTATGGTAATGGTGGAAATGGTGGAGAAGCAAACGGAAAAGGATCTGGACCTGGTGCAAATGATGGTGTAGGTAATAAGGGAAACAAAGGATTTTGCCGTATATATTATTTAATTGAATAAAAAATATAAAACATATGTTTTGTATTTTTTCACCTTTTTACATTATACCTTTTCTCATGACACCTTTTTTACATTACAGCTAATTACATTCTGAACGACGACCGCAAGGGTCGACGTATTTGAATGTAATTAGATAACTGTTAACACTTTTCCAAAAAAACAAATAGATGAATTATTTATTTATATTATTTTCCATTATAGTATTGCTTTAGCTCTCATATATTTTTCTCTCCATTCTTCTTTTATTTTTTGTGGAATATTTATTTTTTGATGTCGCTCACACTCTTCTGGATTGCTATAAAATAATTTTCTTGGTTCGTTATTTAGATCACTATGCGTTCCATTTGCAACATCCATCATAGTAAAATATAAATCATTGTATTTAGAACCAGCGCGATGCTCCATACGAATCCCTGTTGCTGCATTACGGATATACCCATTACATGTTAATGGACTAGAATATAATTCTATTTTTTCTAATTTTACTGATTCACCGTCAAAATTCATCACCTTATAAGTATAATAATCCTTATCAGTTCTTTTATATAGTTCTCTCATTTTGCGCTGATCTCTAATTTGAGTATCAATACTTGAGGTTTCTTCAATACTAATAACAGATACATCAAGATAATCAATATCATCATCTGGTAAATATTCTTCTGCGTACATTTTTGATTGCTAATAAATATATGCTTTGCTAAGTGTAAGGATATATAGTATATTATATCAAAAATATTTATATTGTTTTACTAAAAAATAAAAATAAATAATATATAAACAACTATATAATGTACACCTTGAAAAAATCACACGATACTATTTCTAATTTATTTCATGAAGAATCATATAAAACAAATGCAGAAAACATCAATGATGAAAATGAAGAATTGATACAACAAATGTACAAACCATATTCTAAAAGGAATAAAAAATATATAAATAACAAAAAAAAGTTACAAGAAAATAAAGAATCATCTAGTGATGAAGAAATTGAGTCATCGAGTGATGAAGAAATTGAGTCATCGAGTGATGAAGAAAATAAAGAATCATCTAGTGATGAAGAAATTGAGTCATCGAGTGATGAAGAAAGTGAATCAAATGAATTACCCTTACATGAAAACAGTATATATAATTATGATAACGAAAGTTATATAGTAGATAATGAAAAATTCTTGCAAAAAAGGTTTGATGATATTCAAACAGAGCAAAAATATGCAATGAATATGTGCATTTATAAATGTGCAAGGAATGGATATAATCCATATTTACTGTTTCTAATGGTTTACGATGAATCTACAAAAACATACATGTTTCCCAAATATCAGGATATTTTTCATGAATCAAAAGAAAACTCAGTAGAAGAGATTGAAGAATTGTTTATCAATGAATATAAAAAAAAACTATTTGATATTTTTCCACCAAATACATTTGAAAACTTAGACAACTTTGAAATAGAAGAAGGACCAACAAATATATACAATGACGAATTATATAAGGGGTTTTATTTACATGAAAATAGTAAAAATGAAATCACAATGGTATATGACGCTACAAGAATAAATATACCATTTTCAAAAATGAAAAGATATTCTTGGGTGAGTCCATACGAAATATTTGTTTCCAAACAAGTAAAAATAACCCCAATTTCAAATGAGGTACATGATATTCTTGAAGAGATCACACAAAACAACTCTAATGGTAAGGATTTTTATCATTTAAAAAGGGTCACCGATCAATCCTATGTAGAAACGCCCTATATTTTATTCATGTGTATACAAAAAGACGCGTCTTCTTTAGCATTTGATTTATTGAATATGAACAAAAAAATAATTTATGAGAATGTTATAGAAAAAGATGACGAAACATACGAAACCATATTATTCCCGGAAATTCAACATAAAGAATTAGGAAATTATACATTTTTTTCATCATTACCAATAACTCAAAGCGAATTAATTAAGCGATATGCGGTTTTTATAGATTTACACACATTATATTTAGAACCCGATAAAAATGAAAAATTGATGAATATATATAGTGAAGATACGAATCAATATTCAGCGATTACTTTTGTTGAAAATAATGTGCAGTTATGGTGTATAAAATCGCCAATTTTTATCACAGAAATTCCCAATGATGGTTATTATGCCTTAGAAAATAAAGTGACAAATAATGAAAACTTTATAGAAAATAATGATTTATAAATCATAAAAATAATATGAGTATATCATCTTATCATCTTATCGTAAGATAAAAACATTGCATGAAAACCAATATTTAATTGGATATTATGTAATTGTATTTCAATATATTTTTTTGTGAATAATTCAAACATAATAATATATCCATTTTCAAAAGAATCATATGAGAACCCTAATAAAAATGGAGAACCTTCTATTTCAATAATAGACGGTTCTCCACAAAAATATCTATTATAAGGTAACATTATTTTACTTATCATTTCTAATTCTTTGCATACTACAAACCCGGTTATCTTTTGGTTTTCAATAGATCTTAAAACAACAAAATCTTTCCATTTTATTGGAAAATCAAGATTCATGTTCTCAAATTCTTGATTTTTTTTTATGAAAACCTTTCCCGAATTTTTGTCTAGTGTTATTTTTCTGTATTTTCCTTGAATATACAATGAAGAAAAATCCAAATTATCATAGAGAGAACCATAAATATCAATAGTATTTTCATTTTCTATTACATGCGCATAATGAAAAATATAAAATGACTCTTCACATTCATATTGGGTTCTCGTTTTTGTTTCTTCATTATAAATATGAATAAATGTTGGTTTTGTATTTGCAAATGAAACAGGGGATTGTTTCAAGAAAAATGGGTTCCAGCAAAAGGGAGAATCAATAAATAAAATCCCGTTTTTGAGAACCGCGAAATCATGAACAATAGGAATATAAGATGTTTTTATAAGAACCTTGTCAATTTGTTGGAATTTTTCATTTAATGTAATATAGGAAACTATATTTGTGATTACATCATAATCAATTGTATATATTTTTTTTTGATGAGTATTATATTTGGAATGCCCTGAAAAATGCTGCAATCCATTAATATTTATTTTTTTTACTGTTTTTATTTGTTTATTTTCCAAATCTATATCTATATGATAGGGTAAATCTCTTTCAAAAAGTGCAAAAATATGATTATCAATGTTTAAGAGTGCTGTATTGGCCAAACCGAGAACATTTGGTAGAATTCCTATTTTGTTTAATAAAATATATAGAGTTGTCATTATAATTTTTTTTGAGAACCTTCCATATTGTTCTTCATACATTATTTTCTCTGTTCTCACAAAATGTTTTACAAAGGTTATATTTCCATTTTCAAAAAAAACACCTTGAATAATCCCATCACCTGTAAATAAATCATATAATGATTTTATTGAGAACTTATCTATATCTGGACCGATTAAACCGTAAAATCCTGATATTTGTTTTATTATTTCATTATCATTTTTTTTGTTGTTTGTATATTGAATTTCCTTTTTAATTTCATGATTTTTTATAAGAAATTGAGAACCTTCGGTAAAACGGAGTCGACCTTCTGTAAAACGGAGTCGACCTTCTGTAAAACGAAAAAAACATTCTACATACTGCATATATAACAAAAATATAATAGCTACAAAAATATTCATGTATAATGATTAATAATAAATAATATTTATATTTTTATTATATAGTAATATTTGGTATAGAATTATTACCAGAGTTTCTTTTCTTCTTTTTCTTCTTTTTTTTTTTATTACTACTAATTCCAGTATCATATTGGTTCATTATATCAATAACATTTGCATTTGAAATAGTATACTTTTTTATATCATTATCACCTTCGTTATCACCTTCGTTATCACCATCATTATCACCATCATTATCACCTTCATTATCACCTTCGTTATCTCCCTCATTATGACCCTCATTATCACCTTCATTATCACCTTCATTATCACCTTCATTATCACCTTCGTTATCACCTTCATTATCACCCTCATTCTCACCTTCGTTATCACCTTCGTTATCACCTTCGTTATCACCTTCGTTATCACCTTCGTTATCACCTTCGTTATCATTCATTACATTTTCCTCTTTTATAGAATGTATATGAGATAGTGCAAATTTTGGTTGTGGTAATCTTGGTGATTCATTTTTATAGTCATCTGTCAACTCAGAAACATGTTCATATAATATATTCGATTCAACAAATTCACTCGTTTCAGGTGTATTCAAAGGTACATTTATATATTCACTAGATGAATCAGTTTCTTCTGATGCTTCTGATATGGATGTACTTCTAATTTCAGGTGTTTTTGGATCACTAGAAATAACTGAATTCTCATCACACACTGATATTTTCAATTGTTGCAGAATTTTTTTATCTATATTATTTTCTTTTAAGTCGTTCAGCACTATTTTTTTTTGTGTTTTTGTATCATTCGGGTTATCTAATTTGATATCATTATTTATTTGACTCAACATCAATTGCAATTTCATTGTAAATCTTTTCAAATATTTTGTATGAAGTTTATGAAAAAATTCAATATAGGTAATAAATAATGCGGTTTTCTCCTTCATTACTATATTATTGAAATTAAATGTATTTACAAAACTGTCAATATTCAATCCAATCTTGTTTTTTGATTGATACACTTTTAAATCATGATCCTTATTGATAATATATGTATTCAAATAAGTCAAAATCACTAATATGATTTCGTGTAAGCTTTTAATATAATGAAATTCATATTGTTTGAATGGTTCTAAATCTTTATATGCTGGAAAGTTGTCGTTTACTTTGATTATTTCATTTAGCTTTTTATCAGGGACATATTCTCTTACATAATCAATAATAATCTTGAACAATTTATAATAATCGCAATACATGCGGTTTGTAAGTGCATAAAACAAACGCAACATGTCTTCATATTCAATATCTATTAACTTACCTTGAAAATGGAAAGAATCAAGTGTAAACACAAACAAATTATCACGATTTGTATTTATGAAATCTGCATAAATCTCCTTTATTTTTTTTATGCGAGATTCCAATAACTGCAATGATGAAATATTATTTTCCTTGAAGTCAATAATAGTTGTAAAATCATTTTTCAAAATACTGAGTCTTTCTTCCATTATAATATATATACATTTTATTATATATTTTATTATATATAATGTCAAACCAAAACAAAGAAAACGGCGAAGAATCACAACAGTTGATATCATCAAATGATAAAAATGAATTAAATGATAATACAGAATGGACAGTTGAACATGAACATATTTTAGCTGAATGGGCAGACAAAGCAATGTGTTATCGATGGTTACATTCAAAAGCAAACTCTCTATATGCAAATTTGAACGCATGGTATACTATACCATGCATTATCATTTCTACACTTGCTGGAACTGCAAATTTCGCACAAACTCGCGTACCTGTTGAATATCAAGGACTTTTTACAATGGTTGTTGGCGGTATAAATATTTTAGGAGGTATAATAAGTACTATACAACAGTTTTTAAAAATTACACAGTTGAATGAAGCACATCGAGTTTCTTCTATATCATGGGATAAATTTTACCGTAATGTAAAGATAGAGTTAACAAAACATCCCAACGAACGAATTCATGTTTCACATATGTTGAAAATGTCAAAGGAAGAATTTGATCGTTTGATGGAAACCAGTCCTGTTATTCCTGATAAAATAATTATTGAATTCAAAAAATCGTTTCAACACAGCGATGAATATACCAAAATATCTAAACCAGAAATATGCGATTTTTTGATTTCTACAGAAGCCTTTCGCAATCCATGGTTTAATGAAGAAAATAAAGAAAAACGCAGTTTGGAATTAGTTCAATTGAATACAAGTGATATATTGAGAAAAAAAGCGTTGGAACAAAAAAATATATTAATGATAAAAACCTTTCAAAAAACATTTTTCGAATTGAATCATAGAGAACCCATGGAAAATGAGATTATCAATAATCTTTCGGATAATATAGATGAAGAAATCATAAAAAAAATATTATTGAATATTCAAAAAGAACATGAATCTTCAAAGGTATGAAAATATAAGGGTGCAAAAATATAATAAATATGTTAAAACATATAAAATAGAATAATATAATATTATATTATTATAATAAAAATGGAGTCTCCAGATTTTGATAGTATTAGCAAAATGCCCGAAAAATTCCCATCTATTATTTCCGATTTTTTGAATGATCTTTCAACTACATTTCCTGAATATGTATATTTATGGGATCATTGGTTGCTTCCAAATGCTAATATAAACGAATTATATAAATACTGTTTGACAGTTTATCCAGAGAGATTTTTTGATATTTTGTATCAAAATGCTGAGATATTTGAAAGTAATTCTACGATAAATACATTATTTTTACCGAATGTGGAATTTAAGATGCTTTATTCAGTTACAGATATTAGCGAAAATACTAAAAAAACAATGTGGAAATATTTGCAATTGATTTTGATTACAATTATGAGTAGTATTGAATCATCTGCGTCATTTGGTGATGCTGCATCTATTTTTGAGGGTATTGATGAACATGAACTCCAAACTAAGTTATCTGAAACGATTGAAGGATTAAGTGATTTTTTTAAAGGAATTACAAAAGAAGGTGGATTAGATGCAGATGGCGAGCACGATCCAATGATGAATCCAGAAGAATTCGCTAAAAATATGGCTGAAAGTTTTGATTTTGAAACCCCTGATTTTGAAAGTACACCAGAAATGAAAGAAGCATTTGAAAAAATGTTCAATGGTAATAGTAATGATGAAAAACGTCAGTCCTTTAATTTTGATGGTGCAGATATGCCCAATGTAGATGAACTTCACGGACATATTAAAGGGCTTTTTGATGGTAAAATCGGGTCTCTTGCAAAGGAATTAGCAGAAGAGTTAAGTGGTGATGTAATGGAAATGTTTGATGATGGAGCTGGTCAAGTAAAATCAACGGGTGATATTCTTAAAAATATGATGAAGAACCCAAAACAAATAATGGAACTTGTTAAAAAAATTAGCACTAAATTAGATAATAAAATGAAAAGCGGTAATATCTCACAAGAGGAATTAATGAAAGAAGCAGGTGATCTTTTATCAAAAATGAAAGGTATGGGAAATGGAAAAGATTTTCAAGATATGATGCAAAATATGATGAAGAATATGGGTCCAATGATGGGTATGATGGGAAAAAATGCTAAAATGGATATGAATAAAATGAATACAATGATTTCTAAAAATACACATAAAGAGCGCATGTTGAAAAAATTGGAACAAAAGAGATTACAAACACAAGGACAACAACAAACAAATTATATATTAGAAAAAACGAAAAACCCGAATGAACTTGTCTTCAAAGGTGAAGACCAACAAGAAAAAAGTTTTGCAAAACCACTATCTACTACAATACCCTCAAATGATGATTGGCTAGATGAACCAGTTACACAATCGATACCAAAAAAATCCAAGAAAAATGGAAAAAACAAGAAAAAATAATGTATAATCAAAATGTATATCAATATATACATGTTATTTTCGCTATATTATATTGCAAAAATAACCATAATTTTAGAAATTATAATAAATATTACAGATATTACATACTTTGGGTACGATCGTAGAAGAATTCTATACAATTTTATATGGGGAATTATATGGGTATCTATCATCAATTGGCAAGCTGCTACATTAGGGTACTTTTTATGGGTATTGATCGTTGCTATCTTCATTTTCAGAATGTCAAAATTGATTATGGAAAAAAAAAAGCTTGATGAAAATAATAAAAAATAAAAATATATTGACCTTTTTATATATGAGTGTTTTGAAATACATAAATATTCCTATTTTTATAATGAGTTTAGCAATCGGTATATTTTTCGTTTATATTTATCAAGGTGATAAACGAGTTATCTATGTTTATCCAAAACCAGACAATGTAGATTATGTTCAATATAAAGATGCGACAGGAACATGTTTCAACATAAAGCAACATAATGTAAAATGTCCAAAAGATAGCGAAATTTCCAAAATACCAGCACAAGGATAAATAATATCAAAAATATTTATAGTGTCATTATATTATATAATATATAATGAATCTAAAGCGACTTTTAAATACAAAAATAGGTGTTGCAATTATATCTATATTATTAGGATTAGGTTTAGCAACATTTTTTTATAAATCATGTAACGGAAAACAATGTTTAGATTTTAACGGTCCACTTATTCATGAAATAGATGGAAAAACATATAAATTTGGCGAAGAATGTTACAAGTACTCTTTTCATTCAGCACCATGCGATTCTACCAAAAAAATTATTAATATTGGTGCGCCACCAAAGCCAATCGCGTAAAAATAATACAATATAGATATTATATATTGTATTATGAGCGAAAATATTTCAATGACGCGCATTATTGATTTACCAGAAACATCAGGATCTTCAACATTGGCTTCAGTATCAGGTTCATTTGAACAAAATACTTTAGGAGCAGATATGTATATTCCAATAAATGGTCATCCAAATCCATATGGAATACCACCGCCAAATGCCACTGGAATTCTACCCCCACAACAAACACAAAATGGGTCTACGCAATACAAAAACACAATGTATTCAGCAAATATCCAACAAATGCCAAATGTACCTCAATATTCACAAGAACAATTCAATGAAATGTTCACTCAGCAACAACAGAGATTGCCTCAAAGAGATATACCCATGAACACGAATGAATATGTACAGGATGAACAAGTTCAACCTAATTATATTCCAAAACCGAAAATAACTGCTGATTATATTAAAGAATATCAAGAAACAAGTGATAGAAAAATTAGAGAACATGAAGAAAAAGTAATGCGCGAAAAAAATGCTGCATCATGGTTTGATGAATTTCAAACACCAGTTGTTATTGCATTACTATATTTCATTTTTCAATTGCCGATTATCAATAGTGTTATATTCAAACGATTTTCGTTTTTGTCAATTTATAGAGAAGATGGAAATTTCAATTTATTAGGGTTGATTATTAAGAGTTGTTTGTTTGCTACTATGTTTTATACCTTTCATAAATCTATTTATTTCATATCCAACATGTAACCTTTTATTTGAATCCAAACAATTGTTTCAAAGTATTACGACGAGGCTTCTTTTTTTTTCTAAATCGTACTGTTTTTTTTACATTATATATTGGAATTGTTTTTTCATTATATATTGGTATTGAGCTGGTATCACTAGATTTTTCATATAATTTCATTGAATCTGTTATTTTATTCACCAAACTTTTCTTGCTTTCTTTCGTATGTTTGCTCTCATCATCTACATTATCTCGCCTACCTTCGAGAGACAATTTTATTGCTCCCTTGCTCAAATCATTATTTGATAAATTTGCACCTGGTGCATATTTGAAAAACCATTTATTCCATTCACTCGTATTTCGTTTCCCTTTCGCAGCCAATTCTTTGAATTTATCCGCCTTCTCTGCACGCATAGTTTCCAAAGTACTTTGCTTTCCATAACATGTGATACTAAATCGTTTCAATAAACCCTTTTGTCCCAATCTATTCTTTTGCTCTACTTCAAATAGAAATTGAGCCATACACAAAATACGATCTTTATCAAAATAAGGTTTCTCGGTATAAATAAATGCTAAATAAAACGATAACATAGTATCAATAGTAGCAACATTGATTTGTTGAGTTCCTATTTGTATTGTGTTATAATTATGACAAGCGACGGGTTCAAAAATAAACGCAATGGTCTCTTTCCCAACTGTTATTTGCACATGTCTAGGAATAACATCATCAACCGGATCATGGTTTATGGTAGAAACATGTTTAAACCCCTGTTCTTCTAATTTTTCTTTTATGATAAGAGCAGATCTATCTGGATCATCAGCTAATACATCAAAATCAGGAATCTTATTAATGAATCTGCGTGTTTCTTTCTGCATATACTTGGAATAAAGCGAACTTGCATATCCACCAAAAAATATAACACCTTGCTCTATAAACGAATCGCGAACAGCAAAATACATTTTCTCACTGTCTGTTGTATTCGCCGTCTCCACCTTTCGTTGAAAATCAATATGATTACACTGTAAAGCGGGTTTCAATGGATGGTATTTATTCAAAAGGGTCAATCGTTTCAATACTTTTTCCCAACGCGATACATCACCTGCAGGTCTAGAAAGTTCTAAAAACATGGACATTCTCAAATAATTCGGTGGCGCATATTTTATTCCTGCGACAGTAATCGCTTCTTTTTTAATAGAATTATATAATTCCGGATGAAGTTGTGTAATATCCGCCATAGGAATATAATTTACAAACACCTTATAGGTACCCTTATGAACACCCGATTTTGCTTCTGTTTCTAAATATCCTGCTTTGAAAAAAAGATCAGTTAACTCTTTCGCATCTTCAATAGCATTATCAGAAAAGAAATCATAATCCGGAACTTCAATATCGCGATTATAAAATTGCGCATATTTAGGTAAGATATTGTTTATAGCAGTACCACCATAACAAATAAGTTTTTTTCTTATCAAAAAATCTTCTACTATTTGTATCATTCGTTTTACATCATCACTATTTGCTATTTTTTGTTTTTGTAATTCATCTGTTTCATCTACTGCATGGCGTAATATTGCCAATTCGCAATCTTCAAATGTCATTGTATTATCACACAATTCAGTATTATATTTCGTTAATTTCATATATAATAATGAAATATTTTTATACGCTTATTTTTTCAGATAGCAATTTACTTGTATCATTTATCTCGGCATAAGATTTTGTATCATTTATTAATATAAATGCACTTCCACCAGACTTGACAAACATGGTTTCATATTCACCTAATTGGGATAATCCGGCCGCAGAATATCCGCCAATATAACTAGACATCCATGCCATCATAGGCAAAAAATTACATGATTTCTTTGCAAGTATATGTAAACAATCAGGATTTTCGGTTAAAACACTATTTGTGGAATCTAGTGGTGCAAATTCTATAAGACCCATTACCTTTGTATTATTTAAATTGCTACCTGCATTCAATACAGTAATAGAATCCGTATTCGGCGATATATTTATCATATTTATTAATTTTTCGCTTTTTAAATTCACAAGGGGATTACTTTTGTTATTCATAATAACTACCATTTTACCTAGTATATTCCCAATTTGCGTATTTTCATTTACTGGTTGATTATATTTGTTCATTGCTAAAATTTCCAAAGCAGCTTCTATTTGCGTATTCAATTGGTTGTTTTCGCCTATTTTTCTATTTTTTGTACTATCATCATCCGATGCAGTAGGTAAATTATACATAGGTCTTATTTGAATAAAAAGGGGATCACCTTTATTTGGCGATGCATTAGAAAAAGCATTTTCTGAAACAATATTTAAAATATCATATAAAGGAACATTTGAATTTGATGTTGCTGGGAAAGAGGCTGACTCAGAGAACGCGACCACTGCTTTTTTTATATCTTGTTGTCCTTGTTGCCCAGAAACAAAATCGTAATATACTTCAAAATCTAAAAATCTATACCCACGATTTAAAGTATATAACACCATATCTCTAGATATATTCTTACCATCATATGCAGAATCATACGATGATTTGATGAAAAATGATTTCAATGGCAATGTATTTTTGTAATATCCTTTTGTAGAAATACTGTCGGATAATTGCGGTATCGTATTTGCCTTTTCAATTGCCAATACAGATTTTGAAGTCATTGTAAGTCCTTCGTATGTGCTCATTTTATGCAAAATATCTCTTCTTTTTTTAAGGAGCCGGAATAATATATAAAATAATATCAAAAATATAATAATGATTATTCCTTTTTGGAGTAAAGACATATATATTAAATGTAAATAAAAAAATAAACTAATATTATAATATATGGCAGGTGGATTACTAAATCTTATATCTACAGGAAATAATAATATAATATTAACAGGTAATCCTACAAAAACTTTTTTCAAGGTCACCTATGCAAAATATACAAATTTTGGATTACAAAAATTCAGGATTGATTATGATGGTTTAAGAGATTTACGACTAACTGAACCATCTACTTTTACATTTAAAATGCCTAGATATGCCGAATTATTGATGGATACATATATTGTGATAAATTTACCGACAATATGGTCACCTATTTATAATCCTTGTGCGAAAACAGCGAATATGTGGGCACCATATGAATTTAGATGGATAAAAGAAATTGGTACAAATATGATTTCAGAAATTACGATTACATGTGGTTCTCAAACGATCCAAAAATACAGTGGAGAATATTTGAGAGTAATGGTAGAACGAGATTTTTCTAGTGAAAAGAAAGATTTATTTGATAAAATGACGGGTAATATACCCGAATTGAATGATCCTGCCAATATTTATGGCAGAGAAAATATTTATCCATCGGCATATTATCAAGGTTCAATAAATACTGCCGAACCTTCTATACGTGGTACAAAACTATATATTCCTATCAATACTTGGTTTACATTAGACAGCCGGTGTGCGTTTCCAATGGTGGCACTCCAATACAACGAACTCTATGTGAATGTTACTTTTAGACCTATCCAAGAATTGTTTCAAGTGCGTGATGTATTTGATCCTGCTAATAATTTTCCGTTTCTTCAACCTGATTTCAATCTTCCACAATTCAATATGTATCAATTCTTACAAACTCCTCCGGCTGATTTATCTGTTGCAAATGCTTATGCAAATACAACAAATATATGGAATGCAGATATTCATTTGTTATCTACTTATTGTTTCTTATCTGCAGATGAATCTAGGCAATTTGCTGCAGAAGATCAAGTATATTTAGTAAAAGATGTATTTGAATATACATTTCAAAATATTACAGGAACACAAAAAGTCAAATTAACTTCTTCGGGTATGGTTGCGAATTGGATGATTTATTTACAAAGAAATGATGTAAACATGCGAAATGAGTGGTCCAATTATACAAATTGGCCATATGCGAGTATTCCATTTAATGTACAAAATTCGCCAATACCTGGTCCAGGTAGTAATCCTGACGGCAGTGCATTAGTATCAACCGGTATTTTTGTTACAGGAAAATTATCACCTGAAAATCAAAAAGAGATTTTAGAAACACTTGCTATTGTTTTCAATGGTGATTATCGCGAAAATGTATTGGAAGCAGGTGTTTTCAATTATGTCGAGAAATATGTAAGAACCAAAGGAAATGCAAAAGACGGTTTATATTGTTATAATTTCTGTTTGAATACAGACCCGTTTGAATATCAACCATCTGGTGCAATCAATTTAAGCAAGTTTAGATTGGTTGAATTTGAAGTTTCTACTTATGTCCCGCCGTTTGATATACAGAATATGCAATACAATATTATTTGTGATCCTAATGGAAAACCAATCGGTACAAATAAATCCACCTGGCGACTATATGAATATAATTACAATATGAAGGTATTTGAAGAAAGATATAATGTTTTATCATTCATTGGAGGTAATTGCGGTATGTTATATGCCAGATAAATCGCAATATAATATATATTCTTATATTAAATATATATTATGACTAGCAAATGGAGATCAACAGAAACATTCGCTACAAAAAATACAACAACTCAAATGAATGAACCAAAAATAGAAAATTTTGCAAATATGCCTTTATTTGATGTTTTAACACCTTTACACATTGATTATGAAAATAGTCGGTCAAATCCATTCATTTCTTCCCGAAAAGATGGAATAATAAATGAGAATCGCTCTAGAAATGGAGAAGAAAAACGAGAAAAAATAATAGAAGGCGCAGAGTTTAATATATCAGGGAATGATTATTTTCATAAACATAACAAGTTCAAAAGTTTTAAAAGCTTGTATAAAATAAAAGAGGTTACCAAAAAAATATTAAGTTTATTGTCGAACCCGATAGAACAAGCAGATTCCATGATTGAAACAATGATTTACGATATATTAATGATGATTTTGCAATTAAATACTAGTGCATGCAAAACTCATCTTACAAAAAAAACATTAGATGCAGGTTCCAAAGCGCAAACATCCTTTTTTTGGGCATCGAATAATATTAGTATGCTTTTTAATAAAAAAAAAGCTGGATTTACTACTATGAAGAATGATGATATGTTTCATGGCGGCGATAATATTGATTGGACAAAGATTTTTGCAAAATACAATGAATCTTTTGAAAATGGTCAAGAACAATTTGATAATTTTATATTATATGATGGCATGGAAGGATTTTCTTTGCAAGATCAGCCAAAAATAATAGAAACCATTGATTCTTTTCAAAAAAATCATCCTGATTTTATGCCTATAGATAAAAAAGATATCAAAGCAAAAGTAGGTAGTTATTATATAAGATCATTAAATGCATATGAAACAAAATTACACAGAAGAATTACAGATGAAGAATTATTTTTGTTTAATAACGATTTTGATAATTTATTAAATGATCCAGAAATACAAAACAAGATTTTGAATATTGTTGATATAACAGAATGGACAACTACTACGCATAGTTTTTATGATATAAATAGTGAAAAAGATTATTTGAAATATTATAAATCATATGCTAGATTCAAAATAAAAAGCACAACCAAACTCGCATATTATCCATTCAATAGCCTTTATTTTGTTTTACCCACAAACGGAAAACCGAATGATAAAAACAAAAAACCAAATATAACTGATTTCACAAAATTACTTTCAGATGCCGAAATGGCAAACAAAATGCTTACGAATAGCATAATATTACAAAAATATAAAGATTTCAAATTTTCATATGGAATTTTACCTCCAACAAAGATGGAAAAAAAAACTCCTAATAAGAACTATGTATTTTCAATAGATTTAACTACTACTATTACGGGTACAATAGAATCATATTTAGATTATGTAATAAAGTATTTTTCGTATGTTGTATTTTCTTATAAAAGACTAAACAATAAATTCGGGTTTCAAGAAATTGAAGCGAGAGTTGGAACAGCATATACAAGATTATTGAATTATGTTGAATTTCAAAATTATAGTATATACAAAAAATATTTGGATGAATATCAGCTTGCAATATTCAATCATATTTTTTTTATTTTAATACGACAAACAAATATAGATAAAACATATACAACTGATACAGCATATAATAACAAAACATATGATAAATTCAACACATTTGATATAATTCAAGAATCTAAGAAAAAACCTTTTGGAGATGCAAGAGCATCTGTTGTAAAAGCACTGCAAACTACCAAAGCAAAGATAAATAAGATTACAAACATAGCAACTAATACTAGAACAAATCAAGTAACCAATACTGATTATGTTTTAATTACAAAAACTAATTCAAATAAAGTAGATTATTCATATGCTTTTTCTTCTATCATTAATGAAATTAATAAACGGTACTCCAAAATTGCACAAAATACAAAATTTCTACCAGATATTGATATATCATTATTCAGTAGTAGTGTCAATTTAGATGATCAAGGTAAAGATATAAAAAATCAAAATACTAACTACAATACTAGTAGCTCATTGTATGATTCATATTATTCACAATCAATACCGAATTCAAATATTATAAATCCTTATAAATCAACTACATCTACTAGTAATAATCATAATATAACAGTATTAACAGAGTTTATATGCGGACAAACATTTGTTATAGATAAAGATATGATAAAATATTATTTACCAGGCAAATTATCTGCTTGTGAACAATTAAAACGAACAGTAAAAAAAGAATTCTTGGGTTATGCAAAAACAATCAAGCGAGAGATTTATAATTTGATATTGATACCAGTCGTTTTATATACTGTGTATAATATTTATTACATGTTCTTTTTCAAAGATTCTTCAACACCAGTATATAATGATGGTATTTATATAACAAAATCAGGTGGTTGCAGGAACCCTATCTTCCCAGATTGGGAAAGTTATTTTCATAGTTATGAAAAACATAATACTGATTTGTTTTTTGAATATATATTCAAACCATCCAAAATTTTTTATACTTGGTTGAATACGATAAAGGCATTTTTACGAAATTTGAAAATCGGTGATAATCATCTTGTATATAGTGCTCCATATTTGTGGCTATTTTTCTCTTTTTATATGTTTTATTATATTTGGAAAAAATATGGTTCTCGTATATTTAGATTTTTTAAAAATTTTTTGAAAAACCCTACATTGTTTTCCTTGAAAATAGGTAAAAAATCAAAAACAAAAACTTCCATGGGCGAATTTATTTTTTATATATTTTTCGGGTTGTCCATACTAAAAGATGTCTTTGGATTTCCTTGGCATAGTTTTCTGCAAATGCGACTTGTTCCAACCTATGAAGATTTAGGTAAGCCATGGGGTTTATGGCTTTTTGAATCACCATCAATTCCAATAATAGTTATAAAATGTATTTTATTTATTTTATATTGGGTTTTCAAGTATTTTATTTCTATTTCATTAATACCATTGTCTTTTACTATTCTTACAATTTATATTATATATACAGTATTTTTTGCTATTTATAATAATATAGACGACGAAACTAGCTATTCATCCAAAGTAGAATTAATAGATCGCATTATATATACTAAATTATACAATACAAAACCGAATCATACATATTTTAATGATTATTTTAAATATTATATAAAAACAGCTTGTTGGATCATTATGATTTTTATGACTGAAATACTATTATTGTATGTATTATTAAATGGTAGAAAAAATATAAACAAAACATTAACAGGAAGATTTGCCAACAATATAAAAATGTTTTTAAATATATTATACGCTGTTGCATTTGCATTTTTGATTTTTTGGTGTTTTTGCAAATACAAGTTGAAAATACCCAAACTAAAAACATTTTATTCATATATGAAAGATGAAACACCACCTGATATTAACAATCCAAAATATAAAAATAAAGAATTTTTGTATAAGTATGATCTAAGTATATATGAAAAAATAAAGGTAGCCATAGATAAACGATTTACATTTGATAATCCAAACATTGAAACGGGTAATTATTGTGAAGATAATTATGAAAAATTAAGTAAAAACGATCCATTTAATATTTTATTGAGTAGCGACGGATTGAATGCACAAATAATTAAAGACGAGTATGAAGCGCAACAAGAGAAAATCAAACACAATAAAAAACCTTCTTTTATTGCAAAATGGTCAGATAAAATTATTGGAAAAATGGGTAATTTTGGAGATAAAATGCTTCAGCGAGGACAAACATATATGGCGGATATTTCTAAAAAAACAGATAATGATGAAGAAAATGGATTATCAATTTCTAATTTTACATCAAATTTGAAAAATACATTTGATTCTGTGAAAAATAAAATTCTAAATGACGAAAACAAAGAATTATTGAAAGAAACAAGTGAAAATGTACAAATACCATTTGTTGATGATATTGTAAGAATGGGAACAAATTTTTTGAATCTAAAAAAATAACAAATAGTATAAATTTTTCTAGACCTTTGTAATATATATTTATTGAACAACCACTATATAGAGTTTGTTCAATAACAAATTATAAATTATAATTATCCACGGATATTTACCATAACTTCCGGAATGGTTTTTGATTTGGGACTTATAATTTTAATATCTTTTTTCATTTCAGGAATTATATGTTTAGTTTCTACATTTCGCAAGTCTTTTATTTGTTGTTCTAATTCATTTATTCGTGATAATAAAATATCAACAAATGTATTTTTATTATTATTATTTTCAGGAAAAGTTTTTGTTTTTTCTTGTGATGATTGTTGCGCGATTTTTTTTTGCAAATTTGCAACCATTGTTTCTAATGTCTGGTTTTTTTGAGTCAATTTTTTGATTTGTTCTATTTGCTGATTCATTATAGTGACAATATCATTTTGTGTGATGGGTCTAGGTGGTTTTCCATCTTCGTTTATCATAAATTGTGGTGTTTGATTATTGTATGCAGAATTTTGTTCTTCTGCCATTTTTTTTCGTTCTTCTTCTATTTTTTGTATTTGATCTAATACATCGGGTTTCATAGAAGGTTCTCCTGGAGAATATTGTTTCAATTGTGTATCAATTTCCATCATGAAAAATTTCTTGATGGATTCTTCCGTTTTATTACGAATAAACATATCTACTGTTTTATTAGATTCACGGAAATAATCCGGATGCTGATTTTCCAATAATTTGCGTTTATCAAATGTATTATGTTCATGCGAGAAGACCAAAATTGTTTTCAATGGATCTAACTGCACAAAAGGAATCGTATAATTCTTTAAAAAATGTTTTTCTTCAGCCAAAGCTGCGTGATTTTCATATGCTGTTTGTTTTAATAAATCCGCTTTAAACGCAAAAGTTCCTGCAGTTGCATGATTCGGACCATAAGGTCCAGATTGAAACATTTTTTGTATATCTTTGAAATAAATATAGATCTCGCTTGCGCCTGCACATAATGCATCTTTGTTGTTAGTCAAAACATCTACTGCATGACTAATTCTTTCTGGCGGATAATAATCATCATCATCCATATAAACAATAATTGTTCCTTTTGCCTTTGAATGCATATAATTTCGTTTTTCACCTAATGACATTTTTGTTGCCTGTCTAAAATATTTGATTTGCGGTATTTCTGATTTATCTATCAAATCTTGTATATTATCTGTTCCATCATCTACAATAATCCATTCTATTCTATCATGTGGATAGTCTTGGTTCAAAAAACATTGAAATATTATTGGTATAAATGGTCTACGATTGAATGTAGGTGTACATACGGATACAAATGGATAAAATTTTTTTTTTAAAACTGGTGTATGTGACTTTACTTTTCCCATTATTGTCTATATGAATATATTCTATTTAACTCTTTATAGATATTTATTGTTTTTACATCTTTTCATATTTACACCCTTGAAGATTTATAATGGGACGCCTCTAGCGAAGCAGAGCGTCCCCCTAGAGATTCAAGGGCAACAGTTACCTATAAATGAATTGAATGGAACGCCCTATAGCGAAGTAAAGGGGGGTGTCCCATTTCAAATCTTCATCGGTGTAAAATGCTTACCGAAGAGCCTTTCATGCTGGTCAGGTCGGCATCTTGGATTGTAATGAGATAACTTTTACTTTATAACCGATTTATCGGTCTAAATGTGTAAAATGCTAACAAAGAGGGTTCTCATTTTTTGATTTTTGTAATTACCTATACAAAGCGCGTTTTTTTCTTAGTATTTTAATATTGAAATCTGTATATGAAGAATCCTATGGATAAAATAATAGCAGAAACATTAAAAAACGATTGGTTTATTGTATGTTCTCAAAATACTAAAACACCACATCATTGCATTTGTGGACATTATGTAAAACGAATCACTTATATATACAACAAATCAAACAAAAAAATAATGATGGTGGGAACAACATGTATAAAAAAATATGGTATAAAACAAAATTTGAAAAATAGTATTTTATTATTAGCCATTAAAAATATAATTGATGAAAATCAATTTGAGAACAAGGAAAATGTCATTATCATAAACGATTTTTGTAATATAGTAAAAGAATCCATACAATCCAAATATTTAGAATTTCAAGAAAAAATAAAATTATCAGTTGCAAATGACAAAGATATTGATTATTATGATATTGTTGCGCCATTTAGACGATTATTAAATGATGTATGTTATCTTGTAACTGAATATAATTATGATTTTATGATTTTACTAAAAGAAATTGAGTCAAATGTGAATATGATGAATGATACTGTAAAACATATTATTATTGATGAAAACAAAGAAGACTATTATGAAGATATTGTATCAGAAACATCTGATGAAGCATCTACAATAGAAAAAATGAATGACAATAGTTTGGATTCATATAATGAAAATATTGCATTTTTTATTGAAGAAATTATTGACATTGAGGAACCTATGAAGGTTGATGAATTGGTGGATGAAGTGTTTTTGTGTCAATATTGTGATATGGATTTTATAAACATTTTACATCGCGATGATCATGAAAATATATGTATTGATAATCATTCTATTATAGATGATAATATAGATTGTTTTATTGAATATACAGATACTGAAGAAGTAGTATTTGATAATGATAATTTCTTTCAAGAAATGGATATAATTGTTGAATTATTGGATAAACTTTCGCTTAAAGAAGTATCTACTATATCAATAGAAGAACCAGTGGAGGAAGTAGTGGAGGAAGTAGTGGAGGAAGTAGTGGAGGAAGTAGTGGAGGAAGTAGTTATAAAAAAAGTTGTAGAACAAGTTATACAACAAATAATAGCACAAGCGGACAAACAAGTTGATGACCCCCCATTATTAAGTATGCAAAATAATATCATGACAATAGATAATAAATCTAATAAGGTATTTTATATTTATCCTCAATGCTACTATTGTGAAAGTTCCCTAAAATCTTTTTGCAACTGTGAAATGCGATACAGACTCCGCCGACTAGCAGCTGATGTTCAAGAATTGAAAAAAGATATGAAATTACTACATGAAAGAAGCAGTGAATTGATAGAAAATACAGTGAAATTGAAAATATTTGTAAAAACGCAATTTTCGTAATTTTGTTATTCATCTATATCACTACTTTCTTCATCATAAATGATTTCTTTCTTTACATTTTTATCCAAATATCTATACATGCGTTTTATATCTAATTTATCAATATTATAATTTTCAAATACCTTTTCAACTACCATCATTTTATCTGTTTGCGACAAAAAATCCTTCCCATAAAATAATCGCAATTCTTGAAAAAAAGAAATTAAATCTTTTTTATCCATATCTAATTCTTGGCATAAATTATAAATAAACAATATATTGTTATATTCCGTTGAATATTTTGTCAGTACTTTTGTAAATCTTATAGTATTATCATTTTGTGAAGTATGTTTTATGGCAGTATCATTATTTATCTTTTTGTGATACAAATAATTATTATATAATGTTTTCATTAAAGAACTCATTTCATTAAACTGCCATATTTGGTTTTGAAAAGTAATTCTATCAATGAAATCAGCAAAACAAATATTGTCTAATATTTCTAAATAAAATGGCATAGATATATCATTAGACAAGTGTGATAATACATCTACTATATTCTCGTGCCATAAAAGAGCAATAATTGTGCGATCTGTATCATTTATTATTTTATTGTGATCATTAATACTAATTTGATTATGCAATAATTTTTGTGTTATTTTTTTTGAATCCTCATTATATTTTTTAATATGAAAAATATGATCTAATGTATCCTCATTCAGTAGTTTTTGGTTTTTTTTGTATATATTTTCAATAAATTCGATTTTTCTTAAGTCGCCTTGTATATATTCTAATATTTTTGCGAACATTTGAGTGCCACTATCATAACTCATTTGGTTAGTGAATATTTCATTATGATCATGATTTTGTTCATTACAAATTTTCAAGATATCTGGTATTCTTGTTTTTATAATTTCATACATCTGTTGAGAAGTAGGTGTTTTTAATTCAAATGTATTGCATACTTTCATTAATTCTTTTATTTTTTTGTCTATATAGTAATTTCCAATGCAAATAATTGGATTCATGGACATGTGTTCCATTTTCTGTTTTTTTGTTTTTTTTTGTCTTATTAATTTAATAAGAGCTGTAATACCGCCCTTATCACCATTGTTCATTCCATCAATCTCATCCATAATAATTACAATTTTTTTAGGTTTTCGCGCCATCATATTGAGGACATTTTGCGACGATATATTATTACTTGTTATTGTTTCTATTAGTGTTTTATTACGTACATCACCTGCATCATATTTTATAATATCATAATTCAATTCTTTCAATATTTCTGTTATAAAATATGTTTTTCCGCATCCTGGAGAACCATATATATAAATGCCTTTTTTGAAATTTATATCTTTGCAATTTTCTTGATAATTCGTCAATATTTTTTTTATTTCTTGTTCTATACTTTCTCTATTTAATATTTTATTCATTTACTATAATAAATGAATAACTTTTATATGAATATTTTACGCAATAAACTTGTATTTCGTAATAAGAGTTATTATGAAGCGCAAGTAAAGGGTTAATGTGCTGAAATATATTTGGTTTATTTGTTCAAGTAAAGGATGTGTAAGTTATTTTTCTGCATTCATAAAAATATTTATCAAATTTTCTAGTTTTTCTTCTGTTTTATTCAAACGCGTTTTTAAAGTTTGTATTTCTTTCACCAATATAGCTATTAAACCATTATAGTTAATCGTTTGTAATTGATCACCGTCTTTGTGACCTGATACTAAAAATGGAAAGATTTCTTGTAATTCATGTGCAATAAAACCAGTATCTTGTTTGTTTATCAATGTGTTTTTATAATAGACCGGTTTTAATGAATCTATATAGAAATTATCATTCAATAATACTGGATTTTCTTTTATACGATAATCAGATGTTGAAGCATAAATAGTAGAATAAGTAGTTCCTGATACATTGACATTACCAGATACATCTAATGTATATTGTGGATCACCTTTTCCTATTCCTACATTTCCTGTATAATAAATATTACCACCGATTGTTGTCCATTGACTAGATCCACCTCCACCTCCAGCTGATACTTTAACACCATTAATATACAAGGATTGACCAACATTGATATTTCCATTGAAAGAGATATCATTGTACGCCACTATATTTCCTCTTACAAAAGTATTTCCGCGTAAATTAGTAGTTCCAGAAATATCTAATGTGTATTGAGGATCAGTAATACCAACACCTATACCCACATTTCCCTTGTAATAAATATTTCCATTTATTGCATCTACGCTCCATTGATATGGACCGGCTGGTCCAGTAGGTCCTGTTGGGCCTGTTCCACCAGTTGGTCCGGTTGTACCAGTTGATGCAGTTGGTCCAGTTGGTCCAGTTGGTCCAGTTGATCCGGTTGGTCCGGTTGGGCCATAAGTTTCCAATGAGGTATGGATATGCGAATACGAATTTGAACTCTGAAAGTATATTTGTGATGTATATGAATTATTATTTTGATTTCGTGATGTTATTACAACAATCAATACATCATAATTCGTCAAAGAAATAACAGATTGGATGTATAAAGAAATAATCGTTTTTTGAGAAGTTTGATAATTTGGTAGATAGACTAAATCAGAACCATTTGCTACCAAATTTGTATACTGTAATGTATTTTTATTTCTACCTATCAAAAAATATCTAAGTCCTATATTGTTTACATCATTTGATCCATCCGCCTTTGCATAAAGATTCAAATCCCATATTCCAGGTGGTATATAGTCAGGAAATCCATATAAGTCTGACACATTTACTGCAAATTGGCATATAGGTACATCTACAGTATTTGAATTGGGTGTTGAATACTGAATGACCATTTGCGAAAGAGATAAA